TGAAACTTATTAATATTGCAAAAGCATACGGCGGTCAGGCTGTAATCTTTGCTCCACCTGAGTTCGTTGGAGAGATGGGTCCAGATGCTATTATTCCTGTAGGAGTAGGTACTGGTCAGGGTGTATATCATCCACAAGATATCGATGCTATCCACAACACTGGTTACATTAATCTATTTAGAGGAACTCCTATTGTTCAAATTCCTCAGTCTTTTACTGATGAAAGTAACACAAAGACTTGGATTGATCCTTCTATTGCTTATGTATTACCAGCAGGTAAGGAGAAGATTGTAAAAGTCGTATTTGAGGGTACTACTCAAATGTACGATTGGACAAACAAAGACCAGTCTATGGAAATCGATACTTATAGAAAACTAGGTGTAGCTATCGAGGCTTATCACTATTGGTGTGTATATAAGAACACAGATATTTCTGTAGCAAATGGTTTTGCTGATTTTGAAGAAGATATTTACGACGTTCTTTAATTAAAATAAAGTGGGGAGATTTTATCTCCCCACAAGCGTAAAAAGGAGAGTTCACTATGAATGATAAAGTTAAAGTTATAAGTACAGCTAATGCTATTGTAGGTATGACAATACCTGAATATCACTTTTCCCGCACCTGGGCTAAGAAAGGTGCACAAGTACTAATTGATAAAGAAATGTTAGAAGAAGCATTGGCAAGACCGGGAGTTCAATATCTTTTTGAACAAGGTTTATTGTATATAGAAGATATGGAAACTAAAAGGGAATTAGGTCTTGAGCCGCTAGATGCAGAAAAACCTACTAATATTATAATTCCAGATGACCAGATGGTTAAACGTTTACTTACGGTTGCTCCTGTTTCAGAACTTAAAGCAACATTAAAAAAATTACCGACTGAGCAAATAAGCGAATTTGGAGCCAGAGCAATTGCATACGGAGATATTGGTTTAGGACGTTCTGATGTTATTAAAGAAATTGCGGCAAGCCGTGGATTAAATATTGACGTGGCTAAAGCAATTACTTTGAATAAGGCGGCGAAAGAAGAAAGTAAAGAAAATAAGGAGTGATTTAAATGACTTCTTATGATAAGGTTTATGATGTTTTTTTAGGTAAAATACTTGAGGACGAATGGGGAGAGTGGACTGAGGAAGAAGTTAAAAGAGATTTAAACTCTTTAATGGAAGCTGCCATTCCTTGGTTTAAATTTCCACGTGTGTCTTTAGAGAGAGGTCAAGATGGTTTTGTAGAGGATTTATCTAATGAAGAAATCCAAATTATCGCTACGTTTATGAAATGTGAGTGGTTAAATAGAACTATTTTGACTTGGGAAAACGTTAAGCCTCTCTATGATGAAAAAGATTTTTCTCAGGCAAACCTTTTAGATAAATTTAAAAAAATGTTAGAACAAGAAAGAAAGACAGCTAGAAAATTGGAAAGTATATATTATCGTTCTATTAATGGAAAGCCATATAAATATAGAAAGTGGGCTGGAAATAATGAATAGTTTTAAAGAAGGTTATAATAATAAAATGAGAAGTAAACTTTTTGGTTTACTTTGTGAAAGAGAGAAGGATAATAGTGAGTGGGAGAAATTCCTTGATTCGATTTTAATTGAATTAATGGGATATGAGGAAGAACGACGTACTATTAATTACTATATTCTATACTCAAAACTTGCTAGTCTTCGTTTTTTACGTTTTAATTATTTCCGAAAGACTATTTTTGATTGTATGAATCTTATTCCAGAGGAATAATATGGAATATTTTGATATATACAAGAAAAGGCTAAATAGATATGGCGAAGACTATCAAACTCGTATTCAAACGGAAAGAGAAAGGCTCTTTAGTTTATATTTAAAGAAAACTACTTATTTGGTGGAATTTACTTATAATGGAGAGCTTCGATATGGAAGTTTGGAACCGTATAGTCAAAACGATACTAAAACTTTACAATATCTTCTAACTCCAATGTCGGAAGAAGTAGACGTCGGAACTGTTTTGCTACTAACTAATAAAAAAGGGCAGCAATGGCGCTATCTTGTTTATTTTAAAGATGACCATGCCGCAAATGGTTATAACAAGTACGCCGTTTTAAAGATTACTAATTTAATTACTTGGATTAGTAGAGATAAAGAGAGATGCGAGGTTTGGGCATATTTCTATGGACAAGAAGATAATATGTTAAAAGATGAATTGAAATCTCGTAGTCGTTCTCAAATTTTATATAATGAAAATTTAAAATTAAGTTTTTTTGTATGTCCTTTGGATAATCGGATTAAAAAAGAAGATTACTTTGAAATACAGATTACAGATAGTAATAATGTCACTACTACTGAAGCATATGTAGTAACCGGTTTTGATAAAATTTCAACTCCAGGAGTAGAATATGTATCGGTTGACCCAGTATATATTTATAGCGACGATGATGATAAAAAAGTTATCGACGAAGAATATTCTGGAGAAGATTATTATTGGATTACTGGTGGTGATAACTAATGGCAGTACGTAATTGTAGAGAATTGGGAGAAAATTTTCAGCTATTAGTTAAGAGATTGGAAGCAAATCAAAATTTATTAAAACTTTTATATTATACTGATAAAGATCCTCTTTCTCACGAAGATATAAGTAGTAGTATAATAAAAGACGAAATTCATAATGATTTAGTTAGATTTGTTCCTAAATTGCCGCCACAGGAAGGACCGCAATCACGCATAGGTATTAAGATTGATGGGGCGCTCCCAGACCAAGCTAATAATGAGTTTAGAATTGTTACTTTTTCTGTAGAAGTATATGTTCCAATTACTCAATGGCTAATTAAAGGAACTAATTTGCGCCCGTTCGCTATAATGGGTGAAATAGAAAATTCGTTAAAGGGAAAAAGAGTTAATGGGTTAGGCGTAGTTGAATTTGATGGTTTTGCTTTAAATTTCGTTTCAAACGAAATGACAGATTATATTATGAAGTTTTCGATAGAAACTTATGATTAATTCGTTTTTAAAACTACCCATTAATTTTTCAAATATATGTAAGGTATATCCTCCTAGTATTAATGATATTTGTAGTAACAAAGACTATAATTCATATCATAGCTTTTTTACAATATCACAGGAAGATATAGAAGATTTATATGTGGAGCAAAAATTAAATAAACCTAATGAACAAATTCCAACTCCATTTCTTTTTTTACTGGCTCAAGCTTATAATAATCCTCAATACTATGAAAAAATTAAAGATGCTTTTCGTTTTTTTTGTCACGAGGAAATTACTATTCTTTTTGATAGAAAAGAAATTTTACTATGTGACTTAGAAAAGAAAATTGAAACAATTACAGATTCACAGGAATTATTAAAAATACCTACTATTAAAGAAGATAATTTTTTAGAATTTCAAAATTGTATTAGGGATAGTTTAGGAGAGAAGAGGTTAGACCCTCCAGATCCGAATATGCATCCTAAAAAGAGAGAAATGTTAGCGAAAGCGAGATTAAGAGATAGAGTAAAAGCTAAAAGTGGAAAAGGAATTTCTTTGGAAACAAGTATAAAGGCAATTTGTTGTATGGGAATTGGTTTAACTCCACTTAATATAGGAGAGATAAGCGTTGCAGCTATTTCTGATATTATGAATACCTATCAGAAAAAAGAAAAGTATGATTTAGATATTCGTAGTCTATTAGCTGGCGCAAGCTCTAAAAAAATAAAACCAAAATATTGGATTTCAAATGAAGACTAAAGGAGGTCAATTATGGCTAGTATTTTAGATAGATATGGCATTAAAGAAGTAGCTGACGTTACTTTTTATAAAATTGATAAAACAACTGGTAAACCAACATATCCTGTTCTTTATTTAGATACTCTAAAAGTTTCTACTATTGAGCAGACTGCTGAAAATACAGAAGCAAAAGGCGGTAAGGGTAATGCTTCATTGATTTCTTGGGATTATGGTAAGGAAATTAATGTTACTCTTGAAGACGCTCTATTTTCTGCAAAATCAATGGCTATTATGTTTGGTAATGGTACTGTAAAAGATATTGCCACTTCTGGAGAAACAGGAGATTTAAAGACTAAGAAATTAATTATGAAAACTGAGCAGTTTACTGCTGATGCTAATGGCTCTTATTCAAGTAATACGATGACTGGCGTAACTACTTGGAAGAGTGTTTATGTTGGACCAGACGGTAAAGAGTATACAAAAATTAATCCAAAGTTTTATACAGCAGAGGGAGCATATGTTACTTCATTTACTAAAGATACAAAGTATTTTTGTTCTTATGACTTATCTGTAACAGGTTCTGTTATTGAAATTTCTGCGGATTCTTTCCCTGGCACTTATTATGTAACTGGCGATACTTTTGCTCGTTCAGAAGCTAGTGGTGATGATGAATTCTTCCAATTCATTATTCCAAAGGCAAAGGTTACTTCAGAAAATACAATTACTCTTGAAGCAGAAGGAGATCCTTCAGTATTTAATATGAACCTAAGAGTTCTTCGTCCTGCAGACGGTGTTATGATGAAGTTGGTTAAATATGAATTAGCGGATGGTACTGACGCATCATCTACAGCAACAGCTACCCTAATTCACGACCATGCATTAAAAACTTCGAAAGAGGAACCGTAAGAGATTAATAATAAAGGTGGTTGGCAGGAGCCAACCACTTTTTCTTTAAAAAAAGGAGGAAAATTTATGGAAGATAGTTTATTTGGCTCTAAAGAATTGTATGAAGTGGCAATAAAAACTACATATCCTATAGAGATAAATGGAGTAAAATTTGAGAAAGGAGAAACTATTGCACGTTTTGATAAGATTCAATTAGCAAGCTACGATCAAGTTAAAAGAATTATAAGTGCAAATGGTGGATTTGATAATCGAGCTAGAGTTATTTGGGAAACAACGAGAGAAGTGAATTTGAGTTTTACTCAAGGAGTATTTTCACAGATTCAATTCGCTATTATGAATAACGCTAGACTTTTAAAAATAGATAATAATTTAATTCATGTACCGAAAAGAGAGACGGTAGAATCTAAAGAAGATGGCACAGTTGAATTTACTCAGCTTCCTTGTAATACAGAACCGATTTTTATTTATAATCAATATGGTAGGAAAGTAAGTGGAACTTTTAATGGAAAAATTTTTACACCAGAAACCTTAGAACCTTTTACTTACTATGAACTTGATTATTATTATGATTATAGTAACGGCGGTTCAGTAGCAACAATAGGTAAGAATTTAACTAACGGCTTTTTGAGATTTGAGGGAAAAACAAGACTAAAAGATGATAAAACGGGACATGAAATAACGGGATTAATTGTAATCCCAAAATTGAAACTAGTGTCTAGTTTATCTATGATTTTAGGAAAGAACGCATCGCCAATTGTTCCAACCCTAAAGGCTGTCGGTTATCCAGATGGAGTAAAAGGATCAGAAAGAGTTATGGAGATATACTTTCTTAATGATGATGTAGATAGTGATATACAGTAATCGGCATTAGTTTTAATGCCGATTTTTTTATTTAGGGAGGTAGGATTATGGCTACACAACAAAAAATTGTTTTTAATATAGAAGCTGAAATAGGTCAGGTTAAACAAGCTGCTAAAGATATGGAAAAAGCTTTTAGTAGTTTAAATTTGTCACAATCCGCTCAAAAAGCACTTAGTAATACTTTCTCTGATTTAAACAAAAGTATAAAAGATTTTGAAGTTGCGGCAGAGAAAGGTTTTAGCTCATTAAGTGATGTCAGTAAGGGACAAAAAAGTTTAGAAAAAGTTAATGATAGTTTTTCAAGATTAAAAATAACAATTAAAGAATTAGGAAATTCTGATTTAAAAAAATTGTTACCAGATAATATAATAAAAAAATATAAAAATCTTGAAGATATACTTAAAAAAGTTAACGCTCTTCAGTCAAAAGATAATAGTAAAGCCATACAGTCAGTAACTAATAAATATGACACACAATTAAATAAAGTAGAAACTTTAAGAGGTAAACTTTCTGGATTACAAAAAGCTAATGAAGAAGCTACAAAAAGAACTTCTGGAGCAAATGGATTAGAACAACAGTTAAAAGATGCTAAAGATTATGCAAGCTTATTGGTAGAAGAATTAACAGCAATAGGTAGTGTCCACGGAGGAAAAAGTACTGCTCAATATATAGATTTAAAGAATGAATTAAAAGAAGTAGATAAACAAGTTTTACAATTATCTTCTTCAATTACTTCTAATAATTTAAAAATAAGTGAAAATGAAACTGAAATTCAACGCTTAACGGCAGAATTAAAAGGTGAAGAAACAGTTTTATCAAATTTAAAAATTAAATTAGATAATTTAACATCTAATAGTATTGATACAAGTACATTAACTAATTTAAGACAAGAATTAGCGAATTTGTTAGGGGTAAATATAGATAAAATTCCTACCGATTTGGATAGCATTAAAGCTAAAATAATGGAGGCTGCTAATAGTTCTGGAGATTTATTAAAAATTGAAAATATATTAAAGAATTTAACAAATAATTCCACTCAAGCAGCTAACGCAACAGGCCAGTTAAATACTAAATTAAGAGAAACTGGAGATAGTATTAATGGCATTAATAAAGTAAATTCAGAAATGGATCAGCTTAAATCTCGCTTGACTTATTTCTTTAGTGCTTTAAATGGAGTTCAATTATTCAAAAACGCTATTCGAAGCGCTTATGAAAGTGTTAAAGAATTAGATGCAGCTATTACAGAAATGGCGGTTGTTACTGATTATAGTATTAGTGATATTTGGGGAAATATCCCGCAATATACTAAAACAGCTACAGAATTGGGTGCAACAACAAAAGATGTAATTAAATCAATGGTTCTATACACTCAACAAGGTTTAGATATGGCGCAAGCTACTGAATTAAGTACGCAAACAATGAAAATGGCTCGTATCGCTGGACTTGAGGGTGCAGAGGCTACTGACTTAATGACTGCAGCGCTTCGTGGTTTTAACATGGAGTTAAGTGAAACTTCTGCCCAAAGAGTTAATGATGTTTATTCAAATCTAGCGGCTAATGCGGCAGCCAATACTCATGAAATTGCGGACGCTATGACAAGAACTGCGTCTATTGCTAATTCAGCGGGTATGGAATTTGAAACTACAGCTGCATTCTTAACTCAAATGATTGAAACCACTCGTGAATCTGCTGAAAACTTAGGTACAGCGATGAAGACTATTGTAGCTAGATTTACAGAAATGAAGAAAGCTCCCGGCGAGATTATTGAGGTTGAGGGAGAAGAAGTTAATGTAAATAAAGTTGAAGCGGCTTTAAAATCGGTTGGAGTCCAATTACGTGATACAACAGGACAATTTAGAGATTTAGACGATGTATTTTTAGAACTATCTAGTAAATGGGATTCATTAGATGTTATGTCACAACGTTATGTAGCTACAATGGCTGCAGGTAGTAGACAACAGTCTCGTTTTATTGCTATGATGTCTAATTATCAACGTACTATGGAATTAATGGGATATGCTACTAATAGCGCCGGAGCTTCTCAAAGACAATTTGAGAAGACGATGGATTCATTAGAGAGTAAGTTAAATAGATTACATGATGCTTGGGAACAATATGTTACAGGTATGGCTAATCAAAGTATTATTAAAGGTATTGTTGATTTATTAACTAATTTATTAACAATAGTTAATAACGTAACAGATGCTTTAGATCCATTTCATACAGGTTGGTCAAAAATTTTAGTAGCTTTTTTAGGATTTAAAGCTGCAAAAGGTATAGTAAATAATACTTTAAAAGGAATAGGGGCACAATTAGCGACAGGCTTTGGCAGGGAAGCAACTACAGGTGCAACCGCTTATCATTCAAGCTTTTCAAAGAAATTAAAATCTTTATTTAGTAAAGGAACGAAAGGTATGTCAGTTTCTCCTAAAGAGCTGGCAGAAGCTAAAGAAATAGCGGCAAATAAAGAAAAAGAAGCTGTTGCTGCACGTAAAGTGGCTCAAGAAGAAGAGGAAACTCTTGTAGTTATGCAACAGCAGGCTAGCAAATTAGATGAAATAGCTGCAAAGAAAAGAGCACAAGCAAATACTAAAGCAGCGCAATTTGGAAATTCAAGTAGTGTTGCGCAATTTGCAAATTCTCAAGCTGTAGAGGCAGAAAATGCCGCTATACAAGCTAATTCTAATTTAAAAATACAGAATAAAGCTGTAACTGATGCACAAGCAACAGCGGAGGCTAAAGAGGCTGCAGCGACTACCGCAGGAAATACTGCAAAAAGTATGCAAAACTCACTTGAGAACGCTGGAGTTTTAACAAAAGCAAAATACTATGCTATGATGTTGTTTGGTACTAAAACTACCCGTGAAAATGCTCGTGCTGCACTAGCTGATGCTGGTTCAAAATTTGCTCAAGCTGGAGCTACTGGAACAGCCACCGGTGCTCAATGGGCATTAAATGCTGCAATGATGGCTTGTCCTGTTGGTTGGATTTTAGCTGCAATAGCGGCGATAGTTGCAGCGATAGCAATATTTGCGGCAATACATGAAACAACAGAGGAAAAAGTACAAAGATTAAATAAATCTGTAGAACAACTGGGTACACAGATGAATGAAACTCAGGAAACAATTAATGATTTAACTGATTCTTGGGATAAACTATCTGGATTGAAAGATGATTTAAATGATTTAACGGTTGGAACTACAGAATGGAAGAAGAAATTAATTGAAGTTAATCAAGAGGTTTTAAATTTATTAGATAAATACCCACAATTAGTACAATATGTTTCAAAAAATGCTAATGGAGAACTTGAAATAAACAAGAGTGGATATGATAAGGTCTTAGATACTCAATTAGAAAGTTTAACTAGACAGCAACAAGCATATTCATTTGCTCAAGCTTTATCTGCAGATATGCAAAGAACGCAATTAAGTGAGGAACACACCTACAATTATACAGAAAAGCAAAAAAATGAGCAACAGATGTCTCAAAGAGCTATAGAAAGAGATAGTTTCTTCTCTGCAGGTATTGCGAATTTAGGAACTGATTATTCTGATAAACAAAAGAAAATTGGTAATTTATTAACGGATGAAGAAAAATCATTAATATCTACAGTTTCAGCAAATGAGCAATCATTGAAAAATTTTGAAAAAATTAAGAGTAAGACTTCTGCTTCTGTAACTGAATACGCTAGACTTACAGGATTAACGGAAGCACAAGTGAAAGCTAAAAAAGACCAAAATGAATTAGATGACGATGCTATTAAAACTTTAATAGCTACTAATAAATATCAAAAAGAATATGAAAAACAAGCTGCGCAATTAGTTTCTGTTCTTCGTTCTAATAATTTAACGGAGATGGAAAAAAGAGCAATTTCTGGAACTAATAGTTTAACACTTGAAGATGTAAAAAATAAAGATATTAATGATGTTTTTAGTAAATATATAAAAGATGGCGTAGTAAAAATAGATGAAAATGATTCGGATTCTATAAAGAAAATTTTAACTGATACCTTTGGTTTTGAAGAAGGAACATTAAATTCATTATTAGAAGCTGGAGCATCTTTAGAGAGTATAGTACAGAATTTTGTTAATTCTGAGGCAAGTTTAAAATCTTATGAAGAAAATTTAAGTAAATTAGGAAAAGTTAATAGTGACAGTTTTTCAAATTTTACAAACTCTATTCAGAAAATTTCAAAGCAAAAATTGTCTGCTGACCAATTAAATCAGTTAAGTAAAACTTTCTTAAAGGTAAAAGAGCAAGGCGGAGATATAAAATCTTTTTCTTCTCAACTAGAGAGTATAGTTTCTACAATAAAAAAACCAGAGGATTTACAAAAATTTATTAGTTCTTTAAATAGTGTAGATTTTAGTTCTGAAACTGCAATAAGAACTTTTGCAGATAATTTGTCAGAATTAGGAATTAATTTACAAGAAAATGTTAAGTCTGAATTAGTTGATGCGACTGAAGCCGCGAAAGATTTTGATTTATCAAAAGTTACAGACCAACTAATGAATTTTGAGTTGGCTGGACAAATACAATCAAAAGCAAAAGATAATAATAGAGTCTTTACTGCGGATGAATATAAAAAAATAGAAGAAGATGAAAAGGCTAAGAAATTTCTTCCAGATTTTGTCCAAAGAGGCACGAGTTATGTTTTTACAGGAGATTGGGATGCATTAACTAAGGTATTGTTAGCTGCTGATGATATTGTAAAAGCAGAAGAAGATTATACTAAAGCTTTATTGGATTTAAATGATAAGCAAACAAAATATGCTAATGCACAGAGTAAAGCGGGTAATTTAAAAGATACCAATAATAAAACTATTTGGGACTTTGATGATAGTTGGATTGATGGAAATTTGGCATATTTTATTAATGGCACCCCCAAAAAATTTAACAATCCTGGTGAGCTAGATGCCGATTATCTTAATAGTTTAATATATCAATATGATGATGATGGACAAGTAATGTCTGACCCAAATGGTGAAGCAGATGTTATGTTTGATTGGGAAAAAATAGCTCAAATTTTCACTGAAGCTAATAAGAATGAAGATTTTGCTAAAGCCCTTCCAGCTGATTTTTATAAAAAAG